TGGGCTACCTATCGTCAAGCCTTGCGTGATGTAACTGCACAATCAGGCTTCCCTTGGACTGTTACTTGGCCTGATGCACCATGACAAACGAAGTCACCCACGAACAAATCTACGAAAGACTGCTTGCAGTTGAAACTAAGGTAGATACCATCGACAAGAACACACGAGGTCTTGTAGACGCTATAAACGCCTTGGATGGGGCTTTTAAAGTGTTGGGTTGGGTTGCTTCTGCTGCCAAGCCTATTTTGTGGGTGGGTGCGCTAATTATGGCTGCTGGTGCTATCTGGCAAACATGGCTTAAAAAGTAATGGCTAATGTCAAACAACAGCTGGATATTCCTGCTATACCTAGTCTGGGTACATCAGGGGTTGTCTATTCTCAAAATGTCCAGAATCAAAACAATGGATTACTGAGGTTGTTTTTTACTAAACTTGTAAACGTAATTAGCTCTTTAATTGGTCCTAATGGGGGTAGATACTTAAACAATCCTTATGGTGTTTTTTTAGATACCACAGATCAAGTTGCAGCCAACACAACAACCGCTTATCCAGTTACTCTAAACACAACAAGTTTGTCCAATGGTGTTTCTGTTGCAAGCAATTCAAGGATTACTGTAGCTTTTGATGGCATTTGGAACTTACAGTTTTCAATTCAATTTAAGAATACTACCAATGATGGCCAAGACTTTGATATTTGGTTTCGCAAGAATGGTGCAAATATAGCTAATTCAAATAGCCGTTTTCACCTGCCAGCAAGAAAGATTCTTGCCGATCCAAGTCACTTAATTGCATCTTTAAATTTTATGGAAAGCTTGGTAACTGGCGATTACATTGAAATAGTGTGGAGGACAACCGACACGGGAGTTAGTATTGAGCATTTTGCTGCTAGTTCAAGCCCAACAAGACCAGTAGTCCCTTCAGTCATTGTCACAATGAGTTTTGTGTCTAACCCACCTACGCTATAGAATGCAGATATGGCTTACATTCCACTACAAATTCCTCCAGGCGTATACAAAAACGGGACTGAATATCAGTCTAAAGGCCGTTGGAACGGCTCAAATTTGGTACGTTGGTACGAAAATACTATACGTCCAGTAGGTGGTTGGAGAAAGCGTTCTGCTAGTCAAATGACGGGTTTAGCCCGTGGTCTGATTAACTGGCGTGATAACTCAAATAACAGACGTATTGGAATTGGCACTCATTCAAAGTTATATGCTATGAATGAGGCAGGTACTCTTACAGATATAACCCCTACATCATTTACTGTTGGCAATGCAGATGCTGTATTGAAGCTTGGCTATGGCTATGGAACTTATGGTACATCTGCTTATGGTGTTGCCAGACCAGACTTAGGAACATATTCACCTGCTACCACATGGAGTTTGGATACCTTTGGTGAGTATTTAGTTGCTTGTTCATCTACTGATGGAAAACTTCTTGAATGGCAGTTAAATCCCGCCAATGATGCGGTTGCCATTACAAATGCTCCAACTAGTTGTAGTGGTCTTATTGTTACTCAAGAACGATTTTTATTTGCATTAGGTGCAGGTGGTAATCCACGTAAAATTCAATGGTGTGACCAAGAAAACAATACAACATGGACTCCTGCCGCTACTAACCAAGCTGGAGACTTTGAGTTAACCACCATTGGATCTTTGCAATGCGCTAAACGCATTCGTGGGGCGACTATTCTGTTTACTGATGTGGATGTACATACTGCCACTTACATTGGTCCTCCATTCATTTATGGCTTTGAGCGTATTGGTAGTGGTTGCGGTGTTATTTCTAAGCAATCAGTAGCTGCAACTGATAATGCCTGTATTTGGATGTCTGGATCAGGATTCTGGATATACGATGGCTTTGTTAAACCATTGAATTCTGATGTTTCTGACTATGTGTTTAGCAACATGAATGTTACTCAGTCATCAAAAGTTTATTGCGTACACAACTCAACATTTGGTGAGATTTGGTGGTTTTACCCAAGTTCTGCTTCAAACGAAATAGATTCATACGTTTCTTACAACTATCGTGAGAACCATTGGGCTATTGGTACGTTAGCACGTACGTGTGGGACAGATCGTGGCATCTTTAATACCCCAATTATGGTGTCCACGGACGGGTACGTCTATGAGCATGAAGTTGGCTTTGCTTATGATGGTCAAACATTGTTTGCTGAGTCAGGACCAGTAGAACTAGGCAATGGAGATAGAACTATGAGTCTCACAGGATTAGTTCCTGATGAAAAGACTCTTGGCGATGTTCAGGTTCGGTTCAGCACTAAGTTTTATCCTAATTCAACAGAATATAACTACGGCCCATATTCAATGGCTAATCCTACTTCTGTTCGTATAAATGGTAGGCAAATAGCCGCCAAGATTGAGGGAGTTAGATTAACTGATTGGCGAGTAGGAACCATTAGATTTGATGGAAAATTAGGCAGTCAGCGTTAAATATATTATGATTGAACATGATTCTCAAGATTGGCGTGAATTAAGAAATGCCAAACTGTTAGAATGGTTTGGTGGCAACCAGAGTGCTGTAGACTTTTTAGTCGCTTTATCAAGTATTGCTGAGTTATGGGATGACTTAGTAGATAAAGATAAAGAGCCTAGTCGAAAAGAGATAGATGCTGTCTTTTGGAACGCTTTGGTGACGCTACCTACAAATGAGTTCTTTAATGCTAATAGGGCGTTTTTAATGCCGTTAGTCATTCAGAGTATAAATGCTTGGCAAGACTCTGTAGAACTTGAAAGTGGTAATACCAATGACAGAGCTTATGCGCTCACATTGCGTATTATTTCATTACAAATAGCACCAATGATAGTCTTATTGCTTAGAGGACAAGAGGCAATGAGAGATGTTAGTACGGAAATGTGGCGATATTTTACGTCACATGATGATGCAATTAAATGGATACAAGGGGAATAATATGTCTCTAGGCGGCTCAAGCGAAAGTCAACAGCAGTTAGATCCTGCAATGCGTGATGCGTTTTTGCAGAACGTAACAAGAGCACAAGGTGTAGCATCTGGATTAGAAGCCCGTCAATTTGCGGGTTTTACGCCTGAACAAAATCGGGCCATGCAGAATATTAACCAGTTTGCTGCTCCAGGTAGTGAAGGCTTTGATGCGTTAAGAGGTGCTTATGGTGTGGCAAATACTGCCGCAAACTATGACCCTCAACAGGTAGCATCCCGTGATGTTACCGCTAACTTAAGTAGTGCTGCACAATTAGGCCGTGGAGCAGTTCGTGATGTTGCCGCTGAACGTATTGTTGCAGAGCGAATTGCGGCAGCGCAAGCGAATCGTAGTGGCGCTAGAGATGTATCTTCCACAGGTGTTACGGGTCAGCAAGTTACTCAAGAAGCATTAGGTGCAATTGCTCCACAAGCTCGTAAAAACATTCGTGATATTGCTGCTGGCTCATTCTTAAATCAAAATATGCAAAAGTATATGAATCCATATACTCAAGCGGTTACTCAACAAGGTTTGACAGAATTAGAGCGTTCACGCTTGTTACAACAACAACAGACTGCGGCTCAAGCTACTGCGGCAAGGGCTTTTGGTGGATCTCGACAAGGTGTCGCAGAAGCAGAAACAAATCGTGCATTTGGAGAAACTGCCCAGAAGTTTATTGCCCAACAAAATGCCGCTGCTTATGATGCTGCACAACGTGCTTCTGAAGCAGATCTTGCTCGTCAGATGCAAGCACAACAACTTAATCAAGCACAAGATTTGGCGACAACTCAACAGTCTTTGCAGTTGGCAGGACAGTTTGGTTTGGCTAATCAAGATGCGGCTTTACGTGCGGCTTTGGCTAACCAAGGTGTTGATGTTCAATATGGTTTAACAAATGCTCAACTTCAACAACAAGCGGCATTGGCAAATCAAGCAACTAGTTTAGCCGCAGCACAAGCAAATCAAGATGCCATGTTAAAAGCGGCATTAGCCAATCAAGGTTATGACTTTAATGTTGGTCAGCTTAATACGCAAAATCAGCAACAAGCAAGTCTTGCAAATCAAGCGGCTCAAAATCAAATTGCCCAACAGAATGCACAAAATTTCTTGCAAGCTAACTTGGCTAATCAAGGTGCAGGATTAACTGCAAATCAGCAAAGCATAGCCGCTGCCAATCAAATGGCAGGTGCTGGAACCGCATTTACAAGTTCTGGTATTGCGGCAAACCAAGCATTGGCAGAACAAGCTGCATTACGTCAAGGGTTATCACAAGCCCAGTTGGATGCCATCCGCAATCTGCCATTGGAGCAACAACAGATTATCAATCAGTCATTGGGTATCAATGTTGGTGGTGGCTCTGGTACGCAACAAACCTCTTCATCAGGCCAAGGTTTATTTGGTCTATTCAGATAAGGAATTTATATGTTTAATATTGGGTTGTTATCTGATGCCGCATTGACGGGCTTGTCTGCTGCTGACAAAGAATCAATGCAAAAGCAAGCCACTCAACAGTTCTTGTTGGGTAGTTTGTTAAGTGGTGATCCTGGTATTGGCTTTAAGTCAGCATCGGACATTCCTGCTACTGCAATCTCAATGCAAGATATGTTGCGTAAGAGTCAACAAGCTCAAGCAGATCAAGCGGCTTTAGAAGGTTTTCGAGCTAGGTACACTCCTACCCAATTTCAAGAAGCAAATCCTTCTTACATGGGTCCTGTTACGCCCGATCAATTGGCACAACAAGAGCAAATCAAGGGTGCTAGAGCGCAAGGTTTGCCATTTAACATACAAAATGCTTTGCAAGATGTATTGGCATTGCCTACTGCTTCTCAAAGTGCTATGCGTGAAACTATTACTGCATTGCAACCAAGAGTTCAGGGCGACTTGTTGATGAACCCTAATATGCAAGTTATACGTGGTTTGCCATCACAAAAAGACCAAATTCAAACACAACTTAATGCTGCAACAGGTTTGTATGAATCAAGACCAGTTGTTGGAGGTATGCAAGCTAGGATTCAGACTACACCTCCAGAGGTGTCTCCTAATACTATGCTTGTTCCATTGCAAGGTGGTGGTTTTGTTCAAAGATCAATACCTGGTGGTCCAGCTGCGGTTGGTGAAATTGAAAGTGCTAAAGCAATAGCTCAAGCTAGTGGTCAAGTTGAGCAAGTTGTTGGGGCAGATGGAAAAACATATTTTGTTCCTAGATCTTCGTTGCTTACTCAGCGTCCAACTGGTGCTACTGGTGGAGTAACTGGTGGCGCTCCTAGCGGTGGGGTAGCCAAGATTTCTCCTGCTCAAGAAGCAGTAAATCTTGCAACATCAAATCGATACAATGAGTTTACAAAGACTGCCTTAGATGCCGCTTTGACAGTTGGTGATCGTAAGACTTCTGCTGAATATTTGTATAACGCTGCTGAACAACTTGACCCAAATAAACTTACAGAGTTTTTTGCTACGGGTGCGGCTTATATGAGAGCAATACCTGGTGTTGGCGATAAATTTGACTCATTGGTAGGCAATGTCAACTTGCTAAACAAGACACGATCTGAAGGTGTTTTGAAGGGCTTGAGCAACATTAAAGGCAATGCCAATGCGTTTGAGGGCGGTATTGTTGATAAGGCCACTACTGGTGTAACTGATCCTAAGTTTGTTACTAAGTATGTTTCTGCTTTGGAGATTGCTGCCGCAGATAAAGATGATGCTCGTCAGAGATTTATTGATGCCTATACAGGTGATCCTAAAGCTGTTTATACGGCATGGGCTAACTCTCCTGATAACCCACGTTTGTATAACCATCCAAAAGTTAACCAGTTCCTTAATGAGCAAATTGCTGCTAATCCTAGCGCACCAGTTTTACCAGCAGGATTCCAACTTGTTCAAGGTAAATCTGGAAGATATGGCGTTAAAAAGCCAGATGGTAATGTAATGTTTATTGGTCAATAACATGGCGACTAAAGACGAAATCTTTGCTTTTGCTGCTCAAGAGGCAGAGCGTCAAGGTGTTCCTCTTTCGTTAGTACAAGGCATTGTTGAAACAGAGTCTGGTGGTGCTTTTAACGCCATTGGACCTAAAACAAAGTCTGGTGATCGTGCCTATGGACCTATGCAGTTGATGGGCGCTACATCCAAAGATCTTGGCGTTAATCGAATGGATTGGAGAGATAACATCCGTGGTGGTGTTAAATATCTAGGCCAATTATCACAACGATTCCAAGACCCAACTTTGGTGATGGCTGCTTATAACGCTGGCCCAGGTAATGTTGAAAAGTATGGTGGTGTTCCTCCATTTAAAGAGACTCAAAATTATGTACAAAAGGTTCAAAACTTTATGTCTAAATCTAAAACTGATGACGATTTCGTTCCTTTCGGACAAGAAACAACAGCTAAAACAACTCCTAAAGCGATAGCTGCAGATGATTTTGTTCCTTTAACTGGTGGACAACAAACTCAACAAGCGCCTAAAATACAAGCCCAACCAACTGATTTGATGGCTAGTGTACGAGCGCAAGCATTCCAACCTAAGTCTCAATTTCAACAAGACGTACAAGCAAGCTTTAACCCATTAGATGTTTTGCGTGGCAAGACTACTGGTGGACAGTTAATTACTGGTACTGCTAATTTAATGTCACAAGGCATTAAAGGTGGTTTAAGTGCGCTTGGTTTGTCTGATGAATACCTTGGCATTGATCGCACCAAGCCACAAGCTCCTGTTGTACCAACTCCATCTATTAGCGACATTTTAAAAGGCACTTATAAAGTTGCTACAGAACGTCCAGGATTGCTTGTTGGTGGTTTGGGAACTAGTTTATTTGATCCAACAAACTTAGTTCTGCCTGGTGCATTACAAAAATCTATTGTTTCTGGAACACCTGCTGCATTTGTAAGAGCTGCACCAAAAACTGCTGGTTTAACTCAAAATGTTTTAACTGGATCAACTACTGCTGGAATTACATCTGCCGCAGGACAAGCCGCAAATACTGGCACTATTAATCCTTTGCAATTAGCAAATGAAACTGTTGCTGGTGCATTGATGACCTTGCCAACGGCTACAGTTAGTGGTTTATCTACTCCCAAAACGCCAGCTAATTTAACTCAGTCTCAGTTAGTTGCTGAACGTGCTATTGCTCAAGGCGCAACATTGCCTCCCACACAAGTTAATCCTTCAATGTTGAATCGATTGCTTGAAGGATTCTCTGGCAAACAACAAACTGGTCAAGTTGCTTCTATTAAAAATCAAGAAGTAATTAATGCTCAAGCTCGTAAGACTTTGAATTTACCAGAAGATACAGTTATTACACCCCAAGTATTGCAGGACTATCGCAATGTTAAGGGTCAAGCTTACGATGCTTTAAAAGCCAATAACACTTACTACGCTGACAAACAATTCTTTACCGATATAAACAAGCGCACCGCAGAACTTCAAAAGTTAGCGAATACAACAGATGTAACTTCTGAACTTAGAGTTCTCAATGGCTTAAAGCAGATGAACTTTGATGGTGTTGGTTTGGTTGAGCAGATGAAGCGTCTCCGATACGATGGTGAGGCAAATCTTGCATCTGTAGATCCTGCCAACAGAAGTCTTGGTCAGGCACAGAAGTTTGCTGCTAGACAACTTGAAGACTTGGCAGAACGTAATCTGAAAAACTTTAATCAGCCAGATGTAATGTCAAACTTTAAGCAAGCTCGTCAGGATATTGCCAAGGGCTACACGATTGAGAAATCATTAAATGCTGTAACTGGTGATGTATCTGGTGCTAAGTTAGGGCAACGTGCTGCACAAGGAAAAATTGTTCCTAGTGAACTGCAAGCTTTGGCTGATGCTGCTGCAG